CTGCGCTTTTTGTCCGGTCTCCCTGCATCATGATACAATAGTAACATGTCAGTATATGTAAAAATATATTATTGATACAACTGGAATTCATTAAGCATAGCGGCCAACGTCCAAAGTAGTGGATTGACATGGTGACGCTGGTTTGCTATCGTTCTGCTATCATCACCACAGTCGCGCCAGTGCCCCGCGAGGCCCCCGCCTCCCGGCCCCACTCCGGCGCACCACCCGAGCCAATCCAGAGCACCACCCGTGTACCTCTCCAAGCTCAGCCCCGAGCAGTGGGCCGAGGCGCGCCGCCTCTACGCCGCCGGCCAGAGCAACGCTGCCATTGGCGCGCGCTTCGGCATCGCCGGCGAAACCGTGCGCAGGCGCGCCCGTAGGGAGGCTTGGCTCGCGCCGCCGACAACCGAATTGCCTCGCGCTTCTGCGGGCATCAGGGCGCGGGGGGCCCGGCCCTCGGCCGCCACCGCCGCCATCCGCGCCGAGCTGGCGCGCCGCCTGCTCAGCGTCATCGCCGTCCAGATCAGAATGAAGGAGCTCTACATGATGAAGCAGCTCGAGGCTTACCAGAAGAACGACGCCGGCATCGAGCCGCCGGTGACGCCCACGGATCAGCACGCCGACTTCGCCGCGCTGATCGAGAGCATCAAGCAAGTGACGGAGATCGACTCTGAGCCCGCAGCCACCGCCGACGGGAGGAGAGGAGGCACCAACCCCGAGCTCACGCAGCTCAGCACCGACATCGACCCCGGCGGCCTTGCCGCCGCATCCGAGAAGGACGCATTCCGCCGCGACATTGCGGAGCGCCTTGGCAAGCTGTTTCCAAAACCCTGACGCTGCCGCCGTCCTCTCCGAGCGGTTCACCCGCGAGGAGTGGGACAGGATCGTCCACGACTGGTCGCTCAACGCCCGTGACGACCAGCTCGCCCCCGTCCTCGCGAAAGGCGGAGGCCGCTGGCACACGTGGCTCCTGCTCGGTGGACGCGGCTCGGGCAAGACCCGCGCCGGCGCCGAGTGGGTGCGCGCCCAGGTCAGGGGCGAGCCGCCGCTGGCCGACCGCCGCTCGCACCGCATCGCCCTCGTCGGTGACACCATCGCCCAGGTCCGCAGTGTCATGATCGAAGGCGTGTCAGGCCTGTTCGCGGTCTATCCGCCCAAGGAGCGGCCCAAATTGGAGACCTCCAGGAACCAGCTGGTCTGGGACAACGGCTCGATCGCCCAGCTGTTCGCCGCCGACGACCCCGACAGCCTGCGCGGCCCCCAGTTCGACGCCGCCTGGTGCGACGAGCTCTGCAAGTGGCGCCAGCCCGACTACGCCTGGGACACCCTGCAGTTCGCACTGCGGCTCGGGCGCTGGCCGCAGTGCGTCGTCACCACCACCCCGCGCGCCATCCCGCTCCTGAAGAAGATCATGGACGACCCCGCCACCGCCACCACCCGCTCGCGCACGGCAGACAACGAGGCCTTCCTCGCGCCCTCGTTCCTGGCCGAGATGGAGCGACGCTATGGCGGCACCCCGCTCGGCCTGCAGGAGCTGGAGGGCGAGATCGTCGAGGAGCGCCTCACGGGCCTGTGGAAGCGCGCCTGGCTCGACCAGAGCCGCCTCGCCGCTCGCCCGGAGCTCGTGCGCATCGTCGTCGCCGTCGACCCGCCGGTGACGTCAACGGCGGGCTCCGACAGCTGCGGCATCGTCGTCGCCGGCCTCGGCGCCGACCGCCGCGGCTACGTGATCGGCGACCGCACCATCCAGGGCCGCGACCCCGCGACCTGGGCCAAGGCCGCCGTCGCCGCCTACCACGACTACGAGGCCGACGCCATCGTCGTGGAGACCAACCAGGGCGGCGACCTCCTGGTACAGACCTTCAGAGGCATCGACGCCCGCGTCCCCGTCAAGAAGGTCTACGCCAGCCGCGGCAAGTACGTGCGCGCCGAGCCCGTCTCCACCCTCTATTCGGAGGGCCGCGTCGCCCACGTCGGCACCTTCCCGGAGCTGGAGCGTCAGATGTGCGACTTCGCCGCCGACGGCTTGAGCCAGGGCAAGAGCCCCGACCGCCTCGACGCCCTGGTCTGGGCCATCACCGACCTGATGCTCGTGGAGCACAGGAGGCCCGGCGTCAGGACGCTGTGAAAAGGCGCCGGTGCGGGCCACAAACTCAACCTTGTCATCGCGGGGCTTGTCCCCGCGATCCACCCATCAACCCGCTCAGGAGCAAGTGGTTGGCTGGATGCCTGCAACAAGTGCCGGCATGACACCTCACAGCACTACGGGCTTCACACCGGGCAGCGACGGATAGAGGTCCTCCCAATAGGGATTGGTCCGCTCGATCAGGTTGATCTTCCACACGCGGGGCCACTCCTTCATGGTCTTCTCGCGCTGGGTCGCCTCGCGCACGTCGCCGTACTCCTGGCACCAGACGAGCATGTGCACCTTGTACTTGCGCGTGAAGACGGATCCCTTGCCCGCCCGATGCTGCTCGACCCGGAAGACGATGCCGTTGGTGACCCCGATATAGAGCGTCCCCGCGGCTTGCTCGCGAGGATGTACACCCAGTAGCTGCGCGACGTGTACGTGTACCTTATCTCTGGGAACGGAGTATGCCTTGCGGTGGATCGCGGGGACAAGCCCCGCGATGACACGGAAGTGCTCGAAACGCTGACCGTGTCCCAAACTCAACGGTGTCATCCCGGCATTCATTGCCGGGACCCACCCAACAACGCGCTCCCGACGGTCGAAATTGACCGAATAGCTGCAAGAAAGCGAAAGAACCCCACAATGCCTGAGCAGCAATCCCGAGGGCGGCTGGCCCATTGGGCCGACCGTATGCTCAATATGCTGGCGCCTCGACGCGCACCTTCCGCCCCCGCCACCAAATCGACGCTCGCCGGCCCCTGCTTCGCCTTCGACCGCCTCGGCTCCCCGGCCTGGGCGCCCCGCGACTACGCCGCCTTCGCGCGCGAGGGCTTCATGCAGAACGCCGTGCTCTACCGCTCCGTGCGCATGATCGCCGAGGCCGCCGCCAGCGTGCCCCTCCTCCTCTATCAGGGCACCGACGAGATCGCCGATCATCCGCTCCTCCGCCTCCTCGCGCGCCCCAACCCCGGCTCCAGCACGCCGGACCTCCTCGAGGCCTGCTACGGCTTCCTCCTCGTCTCCGGCAATGCCTACCTCGAGGCCGTCGCCGTCGCCGGCACGGTCCGCGAGCTGCACCCGCTCCGCCCCGACCGCATGAAGGTCCTCCCCGGCCCCGACGGCTGGCCCGAGGCCTACGAGTACACCGCCAACGGCAAGCCCACCCGCATCGCCGGCGAGGCGGTCCCGGGCGTCGCCCGCCTCCTGCACATCAAGCTGTTCCACCCGCTCTCCGACCACTACGGCCTCTCCCCCATCGAAGCCGCCGCCTCCGCCGTCGACATCCACAACACCGCCTCGCGCTGGAACAAGGCGCTGCTCGACAACTCGGCCCGTCCCTCCGGCGCGCTCGTCTACACCGCCCGCGACGGCAACCTCACCATGGAGCAGTACGACCGCCTCAAGGCCGAGCTGGAGCAGGGCTTCCAGGGGGCGGCCCGCGCCGGCCGCCCGCTCCTCCTGGAAGGCGGCCTCGACTGGAAGTCCATGTCGCTCACGCCCAAGGACATGGACTTCATCGAGGCCAAGCATGTCGCCGCCCGCGAGATCGCCCTCGCCCTCGGCGTTCCGCCGATGCTGCTCGGTATCCCCGGCGACAACACGTACTCCAACTACCAGGAGGCCACCCGCTCCTTCTGGCGCTCCACCGTGCTGCCGCTGGTGAACCGCACGGCCAAGTCCCTCTCACTCTGGCTCGGTCCCGCGTACGCCGGTGTCAGACCCTCCGCCCCGGCGCAGGCCGGGGCTGACACCATGGCACCACCCCTCGACCTCCGCCCGGATCTGGACGCCATCGAAGCCCTGAGCACCGAGCGCGAGGCCCTGTGGTCCCGCATCGGTGCCGCCACCTTCCTCACCGAGGACGAGAAGCGCGCCGCCGTCGGCTACGGCCCGTCGAAATAACACCCGTCATCCCGGAAGCTGAGCCCCGCAGGGGCGAAGCTATCCGGGACTCGTCGAACGAGTCGAGCCTCCTCTAGACGAGGTCCCGGATCGGACCGCTGCTCGCCGTCGGCTCGCATCGCTCCGTCCGGGATGACGGGTGGAGCAAACATCACGGTAGAGATCAATGCCCGCGCCCGAGATCAAGTTCACCTCCCTCGACCTGAAGCGCGTCGAGCCCGACGGCACCTTCTCCGGCTACGCCAGCCTCTTCAACCGGGAGGACATGGGCCGCGACATCGTCCTCCCCGGCGCCTTCCGCGACAGCCTCCTCGCGCGCGGTACCTCCGGCATCCGCATGCTCTACCAGCACAAGCCCGACGAGCCGATCGGCATCTGGGAAAGCCTGCAGGAGGACGCCCGCGGCCTCTACGCCAGGGGCCGCCTGACGCTCGCCGTCGCCCGCGCCCGCGAGGTTCTCGCGCTCATGCGCGCCGGCGCGCTCGACGGCCTCTCCATCGGCTTCCGCACCGTCACCGGCCATCGCGACGCCAAGACCGGCATCCGCCGCCTCGCCCGCATCGACCTCTGGGAGATCTCCATCGTCACCTTCCCCCTCCTCCCCGACGCCCGCATCGCCCACGTCAAGGCGCACGCCGACCATCGCCTCCTCGCCACCATCGCCGCCGCCACCCGCCGAATGCGGCCTTCCACCCGTCATCCCGGAAGCTGAGCCCCGCAGGGGCGAAGCTATCCGGGACCACGTCGAGCGAACTGCAACTCTACCTCCTCACGAGGTCCCGGCTCGAAGCCCTGCTTGCCTTCGGCTCGCATTGCTTCGGCCGGGATGACGGGTGGAGCGCCTACCCGACGCCCGCAACTCACCACTCACCATCTCACCCCGAGCAAGGAACCCCGCATGCAGAACGACTCCCTCGAATCCGCCTTCGGCGACTTCATGCGCGCCTTCGAGACCTTCAAGGCGACCAACGACGAGCGCCTCTCCCAGCTCGAGCGCCGCAGCGCCTCCGACACCGTCACCACCGACAAGCTCGACCGCCTCGACCGCGCGGTCGACGAGACGAAGCGCGTCGTCGACGGCCTCGCCTTGAAGTCGGCCCGCCCCCACCTCGGCGTCCCGGGCACCCACGGTCCCCGCTCCGGTGCAGCCCTGCAGCACAAGGCCGCCTTCGAGGCCTACGTCCGCACCGGCGACGCCGCCGGCCTGCGCGCGCTCGAAGCCAAGGCCCTCTCCATCGGCTCCGACCCCGACGGCGGCTTCCTCGTCACCGAGGAGCTGGAGAGCGCAGTGAACCGCGGCGTGCGCAACGTCTCGCCCATCCGCGCCATCGCCGGCATCCGCCGCGTCTCGGGTTCGGTCTACAAGAAGCCGTTCGCAATCACCGACGCCGCCACCGGCTGGGTGGCCGAGACCGCCGCCCGCCCCGAGACCGGCACGCCCACCTTGGCCGAGCTCGCCTTCCCCACCATGGAGCTTTACGCCATGCCGGCGGCCACCTCGGCGCTCCTCGACGACGCCGCCGTCGACATCGACCAGTGGATCGCCGAGGAGGTGCAGGCGAGCTTCGCCCAGCAGGAGGGCACCGCCTTCGTCACGGGCAACGGCATCGCCAGGCCCAAGGGCTTCCTCGACTACACCAAGGTCGCCAACGCCTCCTGGAGCTGGGGCAACATCGGCTTCGTCACCACGGGCCAGGCCGGCGCCTTCCCCGCCGTCAACGGCGGCGACCGCCTCATCGACCTCGTCTACGCCGTGAAGTCGGGCTACCGCGGCAACGGCACCTTCGTCTTCAACCGCGCCACCCAGGCCGTGATCCGCAAGATGAAGGACGGCGACGGCAACTACCTCTGGCAGCCCGCCGCCAAGGCCGGCGACGCCTCCACGCTGATGGGCTTCCCGGTCGCCGAGTCGGAGGACATGCCCAACATCGCCACCGACAGCTATTCGGTGGCCTTCGGCGACTTCCGCCGCGGCTACCTGATCGTCGACCGCGCCGGCATCCGCATCCTGCGCGACCCCTACTCTTCGAAGCCCTACGTCCTCTTCTACACCACCAAGCGCGTCGGCGGCGGCGTCCAGGACTTCGACGCCATCAAGCTCCTGCGCTTCTCCGTGTAACCCACACCTGTCATCCCGGAAGCTGAGGGCGCAGCCCGAAGCTGTCCGGGACCTCCTCGAGCGAGTCGTACGCGTTTCGCCGAGGCCCGCGTGCCCCTCCGCGGCCTCGCGCGACGCGGGCGGGACCCAATTTTCGCGCCGTGCCCTCCTCCCACGGCCGGGTCCCGCCCGCCCCTGTGCCGGTGTCAGACCCTCCGGGCCTGCCCCGGCGCAGGCCGGGGTCTGACACCGAGGCAATAAGCAGTGGGCAATAGGCAGTAGCCGTCCCACTCGCTCGACCGCCTACTGCCTATTGCCTATGCCCTACTGCCTGTTCCGAAGGAACCCCCATGCCCCTCATCCTCACCTCCGGCCCCGCCGCCGAGCCGGTCACGCTGGCCGAGGCCAAGGCCCACCTGCGCGTCGACGGCGCCGCCGAGGACATGCTGATCGCGAGCCTCATCGTCACCTCGCGCCTCAACGTCGAAGCCGCCGCCGGCCTTGCACTCATCACCCAGGCCTGGTCGTACTGGCTCGACGCCTGGCCGCTCGGCCCGGCGCTCGGCCTGCCGCTGCGCCCGATCCAGAGCATCGCCGCCGTGCGCCTCTACGACGAGAACGACATCGTCACTACACTCGACCCCGCCACCTGGCTGCTCGACGGTGCCGGCCTGCCGCCCCGCCTCGTCCGCCGCGGTGCCCTCCTCTGGCCCAAGCCCGGACGCACCGCCAACGGCATCGAGATCGCCTTCACGGCGGGCTTCGGCAACGCCGCCGCCGACGTACCCGCCCCGCTGCGCCAGGCGGTGCTGCTCCTCGTCGCCCACTGGTACCAGCACCGCTCGCCGCTCGAGCCCGGCACCCCTGCCGCACCCCTCCCGCCCATGGTCTCGGAGCTCATCGCCCCTTACCGGACGCCGCGCCTGTGACGCGTGAGATGGTGAGTGGTGAGATGGTGGGTATCGGTCGGCATTTGGGCGACGCTGAGGCTCGTCATCGATAAGGGAAAGCCGCCCCGAGGTGTGCACCACGTCCGCAAGGGGTGCCCCAACACCCTTAGAAACCGACCATCCTACCTCCTGTTCATCACCGACCGGCGTCACGCGCTGCTCGCTACACTCACCATCTCACCACTCGCCATCTCACCATGAACATCGCCACCCTCGACGAGCGCCTCCTCCTGGAGCAGCCCGCACGCACGCCTGACGGCGGCGGCGGCGCAAGCATCACCTGGCAGCCCGTCGCCGAGCTGTGGGCGCGCGTGCGCCCCATCTCGGGCGAGGAGCGTCTGCGGCACGACCAGATCGCCGGCCGCATCACCCACGAGGTCTGGGTGCGCTGGCGTGCCGGTGTCACCCCCGCGATGCGCTTCCGCCAGGACACCCGCATCTACGAGATCGCCGCCGTCCTGGAGGCGAGCCGCCGCGTCTGGCTCAAATGTCTGTGCGAAGAGCGAAGCCTATGAAAATCAACGTCAGTGTCTCGGTCTCGGGCAACGCCCCGCGCCGGCTTGCGGACCGCGCCCGCATCCTGTCGGCCGGCAGCGCCCGCCGCCTCGAGCGCGAGCTCGCCGACGAGCTGCAGTCGGTCGAGGAGCTGCAATCCGTTGCCCGCTCCGAGCGCACCGCCGATCCCGAGACCCGCCGCGACGCCCTGGAGCGCGCCGTCCGCCGCATCTGGGGCGCCACCCTGTAGCGGTGTCAGACCCTCCGGGCCTGCCCCGGCGCAGGCCGGGGTCTGACACCAAGGCAATAGGCAGTAGGCAATGGGCAGTTGGCGTTTCACTTGCCCGACCGCCAACTGCCAACTGCCTATTGCCTCGACGCCGACCTCACCTGACACGCCACCGCCATGCCCTCCTGGTCCCTGCAGCAATCCATCTTCGCCGCCCTCACGGCCGATACTGCCCTCACTGCCCTCCTCGGCCCCGGCCGCGTCTTCGACGACGTCCCCCAGGGCGCGGCCCTGCCCTACGTCACCCTCGGGCAGGTCACGCTGCGCGACGCCTCGACCGCCACCGAGGAGGGCGCCGAGCACAGCATCACCGTCCACGTCTGGTCGGACGCGCGCGGCAAGAAGGAGACGCACGCCATCCTGGCCGCCATCCGCGGCGCCGTCCACGACCGGCCGCTGGCACTCACCGGCCACCGCCTCGTCAACCTGCGCCACGAGCTCTCCGAGGTCCGCCGCGCCCTGGACGGCGCCACCATCCACGGCACGGCCCGCTTCCGCGCCCTCACCGAGCCCTTGTAGGTGTCAGACCCTCGCCTCCGGGTCTGACACCGGGCATTAGGCATTAGGCAATAGGCAGTAGGCGTTTCACTTGCTCGACCGCCTACTGCCTATTGCCTACTGCCTCATCTCCAACCTCTCCACCAGGGAGCCCCCCACAATGCCCGCCCAGAAAGGCAAAGATCTCCTCCTCAAGGTCGACAGCGACGGCGCCGGCACCTTTGCCACCGTGGCCGGCCTGCGCTCGCGATCCATCGCCTTCAACAGCGAGACGGTGGACATCACGCACGCGGAGTCCGCGGGCCAGTGGCGCGAGCTGCTGGCGGGCGCCGGCGCCAAGCACGCCCGCGTCACGGGCGCCGGCATCTTCAAGGACGCCGCCTCCGACGCCCTCGTCCGCGACTACGTATTCGCCGGCACCATCCGGGACTGGCAGGTCGTCATCCCCGACTTCGGCACCGTGGAGGGCCCCTTCCAGATCGCCGCCTTCGAGCTCACAGGCCGCCACGACGGCGAGATTGGCTTCGAGCTGTCCCTGGACTCCGCCGGCGAATTGGCCTTTACGGCCGCCTAAGGCGCCGCCCGGATTCCCCTCCCCCTTGCGGGGAGGCGTTAGGGGTGGGGGTGCTGTCTTACCTGAAATGTGCTGGACGGCCTGCGCTTCAGCCGGTGCCTGAGGCGTCACCT